GCCCGGGAGTTTCGGGAGGGGGGTATCGGGACAACGGGTATCTCAAGCAGGTGATGCTATGACAGGTAATCGAGGGCCGAAGTCATTGCCGGCGAATGTGCACACATTGCGCGGGAACCCGAGCCACAAGCCGCTCGCGCAATTGCTCGATGATGTGGTTCGCCCGGAAGTTGCGGTGCCGCGTGCGCCGAGACACTTCACAGCGGGGGCGCTGGCGGAGTGGAGGCGGATCACGCCTCATCTGGAAAAACTCGGGCTTATTTCGCACATCGACCGCGCTGCGTTAGTTGTGTATTGCGATGCGTGGTCCGAGTACGTTTGGGCATGCGAGCGGATCGAGTCCTACAACGCCGAAGAACCGGAAGATTCCAGGACTGGTGATCGCGGGCGGATCTGGAACACGCCGTCAGGTTACAAACAGATTTCGGTGGCGCTGCAGATCAAGAATCGCGCCGCGGAAGTGATGGTGAAATCGCTTGCCGAATTTGGCATGTCGCCGGCGGCGCGTTCTCGCGTGACGCCCTCTGACCCGCAACTCGTATTGCCTGGGGTCGGCGACAAGCCCACGGAGGGCGGATGGGGAGCGTTTCAGAACAAGGTCTGAGCAACATCGCTGACGCGATTCAGTACGCGCATCAGGTGGTGGCCGGGCGCATCCCGGCTTGCAAGTGGCACAAGGCCTGCTGTCAGCGACAGATCGATGACCTAGCCGCGTGGGAATCGGACCCTGAATATCCGTTTGACTGGCGGCCCAATCTCGCCGACCATGAGATCACGTTTTTGCAATGCTTGCGCCATGTCAAAGGCAAGTGGGCGGGCGAGTTAATCAAACTCGAGCCATGGCAGAAATTCATCGAGGCCTGCATCTTTGGTTGGGTGCGAAAGTCGGATGGACGTCGACGTTATCGCACGTCGTATGAAGAGATCCCGCGGAAGAACGCGAAAACAACCAAGCTTGCTGCTCGTGGGCTGTATCTGCTGGTGGCCGACAACGAGTGGGGCGCCGAGGTCTACTCGGCGGCCACATCGCGCGACCAGGCGAAGATCGTATTCGCGATCGCACAGCAAATGGCCAGGATCGATGGCTCGTTTCGAGCTCGGTTTGGGGTCGAGGTGCTCGCGCATTCGATGCTGGTGCGTGAGTCGGGCAGCGCGTTTATGCCGCTATCCGCAGAAGGCGGAAGTCTCGACGGATTTAACGTGAGCGCAGCGCTTGTCGATGAGTTGCACGCGCACAAGACTAGAACCGTATACGACGCACTGGACACCGGCACCGGCTCGCGCGCGCAACCGCTGATCAACCTGATCACGACCGCGGGTAGCAATCGTGCCGGCGTGTGTTACGACGTCCGCACTTACGGCTGCAAGATCCTCAATACAGTGCTCAAGCGGCATGGTGGGATGGGGTATCCGGTGCAAGGTAACTGCGCCGAAGACGATTCGTTTTTCATTTTCATCGCCACGCTCGATGAGGGTGACGATCCGTTGGATGAAGCCAACTGGCCGAAGTCAAATCCGAACTTCAACGTCAGCGTCGATGCTGAGGACATGCGACGGTTGGCGACGAAGGCGAAGAGCAGCGCGGCGGCGCTAGGACAATTTCTCACGAAGCGGCACAACATCTGGGTGAACGCCGACACCGCGTGGATGAACATGCTGAGATGGGACGCCTGCGCGAATCTCGATCTCAAGATCGAGGATTTCGCTGGCCAGCCCTGTGTGATCGGACTCGATGCTGCATTCAAAAAGGATCTATTCGCCAAGGTCCGGCTATTCGAGCGGGGCGGTTGCTGGTTTGCCTTTGGTCGTTACTACATGAACGAGGTCGTAGTGCGTTCCGAGGGCAACGATCATCTCGCCGGGTGGGAGCGCGACGGCTGGATCTGCACCACGCCGGGCGAGGTACTGGACATCGAAATGGTTCGCGACGAATTGATCGGCGATCCGGACAAGCCCGACGACAAAATCGGCGACACGCAGCGCTTCGAGGTCAGTGATGTCGCCTATGACCCGGCTCAGATCACGCAGTTTGCGACCGAGTTATTGAACGATCACGGCGTGCCGATGGTGGAAATCAGGCCGACGGTGCTGAATTTTTCGGCTGCGATGAAGGAGCTCGAAGAGCGCATCATTGGCGGGCCATCGAAATTTCAGCACAACGGCGATCCTGTGCTGGCATGGGCGATCGCGAACGTTGTGTGCCATCGCGATCACAAGGACAACATCTATCCGAACAAAGACAAGCCCGATCTGAAAATCGATCCGGTGATTGCATTGCTCATGGCGATCGGTCGGTTGATGACAAGGCAGGATGCAACCGTGCCAGGCATCGTCGTTCTTTAGGAGAACTATGGAAGCAATGCATTGGTTCAACGCCGACCGCGTCAAGCAACACATCAGTGTGGTGTTGATGCGCGCATTGCCGACATTGAAATCCGACAACGCCGCACGCCGCGCGCGGCTCCAGCGCAGCAGCGACATCAAGGCATCGAGCAGCAATATGTCGCCGGCGGAGTTCAGCGAATGGTTGCAAGGCGTGCGGGCCGGGAATGGCATCGTCGTCACCGAGCGGACGGCAATGTGCATTTCCGCCGTGTACGCGTGCGTCGCATTGATCGGCGGCGCGGTGCTCAGCCTTCCGCTCAAGTTTTATCGACGCAACTCGGACGGAGATCGCGAGCGTTACACGCCGGATGAATGGTGGTTGCTCAATGAGCAGCCGTTCACCTGCTGGGGCGCGGCGACTGCCTGGGAATTTGCATTGTGGTCGTTGTTGCTGCAAGGCGATTCATTTTGGCGGATTCATCGCGCCTCGAGACTTTCACCGCAAATCACCGGCTTCGAGCCGTTGCATCCCGGCACAGTAGTAGTGACGCGGGTGCTCAATCGACTGGTGTATCGGATCAACCCGCAGCCGGCGGAGATGCTGAGCGGGACACGCTCGCAGACAATCGTCGTCGACCAGGACGACATATTGCATGTTCCGGGGCCTGGATTCGACGGGCTGCGTGGCATGAGTCAGATCGCCAACGCGTTGGCGACACCAGGTGCGATTGCCCTGTCGGCCGATGTCTATGCGCGGGCGTTCTTCGATAACGGCGCGCGGCCGGACTATGCATTGCAGACCGACGCCAACATGCAGCCCGAGCAGATCGCGAACTTGCGCAATCAGCTCGATGAGCGACATCAGGGGGCGGCGCGCGCCTGGCGGCCTATCGTGCTGCAGGGCGGGCTAAAGGTCGAGCCGATCACCATGACCGCGGAAGACTCGCAGCTCATCGAGCAACGTCGTTTTCAGGTGGAGGACATTGCCCGCGTATTCGGCGTGCCGCCGTTCATGATCGGTCACACCGAAAAGACCTCGAGTTGGGGCAGCGGCGTCGAATCGATGGGCATCGGCTTCGTCAAATACACCCTGTCGCGGCACCTGGTCAAGTTCGAGCAGGAAATCAATCGCAAGGTGTTCCGGACCGGCAACCGGTTCTGTGAGTTCGACACCGCCGGCTTGGAACGCGGTGACCTAAAAACACGCTTCGACGCCTACCGCGTTGCGCTCGGGCGTGCCGGCGAAGAGGCGTGGATGACTATCAACGAAGTGCGTCGCGCCGAAAACCGCGCCCCGGTTGAAAATGGAGACGCCCTTAAGAAAGGAAGCAATGAAGCAGTTCCTGCGCCTGCTGGCAAAGAATAGTAAACGCGGATACTTCCGGATCGAGGCGCCGGCGGATGCCGACGAAGCGACCGTGTATCTGTACGACGTCATCGTCAATGATGCGCTCGAAGCGGAATGGTTCGGCGGCATCGTGCCCGAGGCGTTTGTCAAGGAGATCGCGGCCATCAGGGCGGCCACCATCCACTTGCGGATCAATAGTCCGGGTGGCAGCGCCTGGGGGGCCAGTGCGATGACACAGGCATTGCGCGACCATCCTGCGCGCGTCATCGCGCACATTGACGGGGTGGCGGCCAGTGCGGCGACGCACGTGATGCTCGCCGGCGACGAGATCA